CATAGGAGGCCGTTACCGCAGAAATGAATATGTACACCACCAATAAAATACTCCAGCCAGGAGGCCGCCATCGCCAGCAAGCCGTCTCCTACAGGTATCGGTGTTCCCCGGAATTGCGTGAAGAACCTTTTTTATTGGGTGCAGTAACGGCCTGGACATTTCGGGGGCCGTGGCGATTCGAATCGTCGCCACCACTTTTGTCCCGGGTCATGGAAGCTTTGCAAACCTCCTGACTGATTTGAGCTGTTTATCAGCTATCTCCCCCAGATGAAGCGACAGTTTCCCCGTCCGGTACTTTAATGGATGGTCTGGAGCAACTGATCACTGGGCCGTCATAGCCTCAAGGCTATGGATCCCATACCGAAAAGCTATTTCTTCAATCGGTGATCCGGATCCACGCTTAAGGATGGTTAGCTGAAAACAAAATCAAGAGGAGATGCCATGTCAACTGAATCGAAATGCCCGTTCAATCACGCCGCTGGCGGTGGCACTACGAACCGCGACTGGTGGCCGAACCAACTGAACCTGAAGATCCTGAGTCAACACTCGCCCAAGTCTGACCCGCTGGGAGGCGACTTCAACTACGCCGAAGCCTTCAAGAGCCTGGACTTCCAGGCGCTGAAAAAAGACCTGACTGCTCTGATGACCGATTCCCAGGACTGGTGGCCGGCGGACTTCGGTCACTATGGCCCTCTCTTTATCCGCATGTCCTGGCACGCCGCAGGCACCTATCGCACCGGCGATGGCCGGGGTGGCGCCGGTTCCGGCCAGCAACGCTTTGCACCGCTCAACAGCTGGCCGGACAACGTCAGCCTCGACAAGGCCCGCCGGCTGCTCTGGCCGATCAAGCAAAAGTACGGCAACAAAATCTCCTGGGCCGACCTGATCGTCCTCACCGGCAACGTCGCACTGGAATCCATGGGCTTCAAGACCTTTGGTTTTTCCGGCGGCCGCCCGGATGTCTGGGAACCGGACGAAGACGTCTACTGGGGTTCTGAAAGCAAGTGGCTGGGCGGTGACACGCGCTACGGCAAAGAGGACAAACCGGCACAGAAACCTGGCGACGTCCCGCTCGTGGCCGAGCCGGGGCGAAACGAGGACAGCCGGACCGACGAGGGCCGCAATCTGGAAAACCCCCTCGCCGCGGTGCAGATGGGCCTGATCTACGTCAACCCGGAAGGCCCGGAAGGGCAGCCGGACCCGGTCGCTTCGGCCAAGGACATCCGCGAAACCTTCGGCCGCATGGCGATGAACGATGAGGAAACCGTGGCCCTGATCGCCGGTGGCCACGCCTTCGGCAAGACCCATGGCGCCGGGCCTGCCGACAACGTCGGGCCAGAACCTGAAGCCGCTGGCCTGGATCTGCAAGGCCTGGGCTGGAAGAGCACATTCGGCACCGGCAAAGGGGCCGACACCATCACCAGCGGCCTGGAAGTGACCTGGACCACCACGCCGACCAAGTGGAGCAACAACTACCTGGAGAACCTGTTCGGTTTCGACTGGGAGCTGACCAAGAGCCCGGCCGGTGCCCATCAGTGGAAACCGAAGAACGGCGCCGGTGCCGGGACCATTCCGGATGCCTTTGATCCGTCCAAACGCCGTGACCCGACCATGCTGACCTCGGACCTGGCCCTGCGTTTCGACCCGATCTACGAGCCGATTGCCCGGCGTTTCCTGGCCAATCCCGAGCAACTGGCCGATGCCTTCGCTCGCGCCTGGTACAAGCTCATTCACCGTGACATGGGCCCGCTCTCGCGCTACCTCGGCCCGGAAATGCCGAACGAAGAGTTGCTGTGGCAAGACCCGATCCCTGCTGTCGATCATCCGCTGGTCAATGACAGCGATGTCGCCGTGCTCAAGGGCAAGATTGCGGCCTCGGGGCTGACAGTTTCGCAGCTGGTATCCACGGCCTGGGCGGCGGCTTCCTCTTTCCGTGGTTCCGACAAACGCGGCGGTGCCAACGGCGGGCGCTTGCGCCTGGAGCCGCAGAAGTCCTGGCAGGCCAACCAGCCAGAGCAACTGGCCCGCGTGCTGGCAAAACTCGAAAGCATCCAGAACGAGTTCAACAGTGGCGGCAAGAAAATCTCCCTGGCCGACCTGATCGTGCTCGCCGGTGGCGTGGGCGTGGAACAGGCCGCGAAAAATGCCGGCCACAGTGTGACGGTGCCTTTCACGCCGGGACGCATGGACGCCAGCCAGGAACAGACCGATGTCGACTCCTTCGGTTTCCTTGAACCGATCGCCGACGGTTTCCGTAATTACCTGAAGCAACAGTACCGTGTGCCGGCCGAAAAACTGCTGATCGACAAGGCACAACTGCTGACGCTCAGCGCCCCGGAAATGACGGTATTGCTGGGTGGGCTACGGGTATTGAACGCCAATGTCGGCCAGAGCAAGCACGGTGTCTTCACCTCACGGCCGGAAGCCTTGACCAATGACTTCTTCACCAACCTGCTCGATATGGGGGTGGAGTGGAAGCCCGTGTCGGATGCCCAGCAAGAGTTTGAAGGGCGTGATCGCAAGACCGGTGCAGTGAAGTGGACGGGGACCCGGGTTGACCTGGTCTTTGGTTCCAATGCGCAGTTGCGTGCGTTGGCCGAGTTCTATGCCACCGCCGATGCGCAACAGAAGTTCGTCAAGGACTTCGTCGCTGCGTGGACCAAAGTGATGAACCTGGATCGTTTCGACTTAAACCGCGTCGTCTAGAGGAGATGTTGTCATAACGCTGGCATTACCGGCAAAAAGTGCCTCGGCTCGCCCTCCGGCTCCCACATCAGCGGAGGGCATCCAGCGACCATAAACCTTGGCGATCATGGTCCAGTCTTTGTGGCCAAGTTGCTTGGCTACCCACATTGGATTCTCGCCAGCGGATAGCATCATGGAGGCATAGGTGTGGCGACTCTGGTAGGGTCGCCGCCACCTGACGCCAGACTTCTTCATCGCCGGCATCCAGATGACACGGTAAATGTATCCGGCATGCTTCCACGGCTCGCCAGTGATTGTATTGAGAAACACCCTGCCGCCTGCCAGGAAGGTCAATTCCTTCTGCTTGAGCAACGCTTCTCGCGCCGGAGCCAGCAATTTCACGGTGCGCCTTCCTGCTAACGTCTTGGTCGACTCTGGCTCTTTTGCAGCCCGCGTCTTGGCCCTGACGATCCTTATCTCCCCCGCGATCCAATCGATATCCCCCCATTCCAAGGCGATCAGTTCACTTGGTCGTAGACCTGTCCAGAAAGAGAACTGCAGTTGCGGCCACGTGTCGCCCCTGGCTGCTGCCAATATTGCTAATTGCTCCTCGCGAGTGAATGGGTCAACGTCATCTTCCTCCTTGAGCTGTTCACGATTCTTGTAGGCCCACCCAGAGAGCGGATTGCTCTCCAAGATTTCATCCTCAACTGCATCGTTAAGCGCAGAGCGAAAGCAGCTTTGAACATTCATCAGGGTCTTGTTGACTACCTGGTAGGTCGACATCTTTTCTCTGATGATCTTTTTCGACAGCTCATTCAGAGGCAGGTCGCCGAACATCGGCTTGAGGATTGCGCGGATGGTTGTCGCATAGAATGCGACCGTGCTTGATTTGAGTGTCGGTGTTTTCCTCTCCAGCCATTCCGTCAGGTAATCCCCAATAGTCTGGCTGGCATCGGTGCGCCTGAACGTGAGGGCGCGCTTCGACTTTGGGAACGTTGCTGCATAATCGAAAGTACCGTTCGCAATCGAATACTCGATAGCGGCCTTGTGCTGTTCAGCTTTTTTCAGGTTAGCGGCGGTGGGCTTGAGCGCGATGCGCTCGCGGCACCTGACGCCCTGGTATTGGAAAGTGATTTCGATACTACTTGCAGATGCGGCGCGGACGCCTCCCCCATCTCGACCCATGAGTAATATCCTTCTACGTCTATTAAAATTCTGCCGTCTGGCGCTTTCCGCCAAACAAGATGCTTAGGCCATTTGCCGTCGCGGATTTTGGTTCTGATGGCGTCGGGTGTATAGCCCGACTCCCGAGAGAACTGCTCTACGGTCTTGTATCTGACCATGTGCGATGCTCCGTGCCGCGCGCGGCGGCAGAAGGTGGTTATTGAGTTGCTTTGGCGATGGTGGCTTCGAATCGCAATGCCAGGGCAGCATTGACCTCGGCCTTTGCCGTGCTGTCGTTAGTTCCTTTGGCGCGATGCAGCTGCTCGTATCGACGCAGGGTAGCGGCAGCCTCCTGCAGGTCGGCCAGTAACTCTTCCGCCAATGCACGCTCTTCTCTGCCGATATCCCAGAAGCGCTGGCCCCAGTGGCCGGCCGGTGGCGGGTTTCGGTTCTGCACACCGAAGGCCATGGCCCCCACAGCAGAATCAAGCAGGTCTCGCTTGTAGGTGTTGTCGCCGTCGATGCTGGCGCCCATGCGGCGAAGATTGTTCAACGTCGCATCGAAGTCTTCGTGGGTCTTATCGATAACGTTTTTGCTGTGTGCAGTGATTTCAGCTTTCGCAGCGTTCAGCCGATTCAGATCAGCCTGCCATCCGCTACGCAGGCACTTCGCGTCTTCAGCGTTCTGTTCGGCCAAGGTTTTCCAATGCTCAATTGGCGACCAGGGGCTGGTGATGACGATGCATTTCACCATTGGTACCTGCTCGTTCTGTGCTGCGGCCATTGTGTCGGCCTCTTCCTTGCTGGCCGCCGCGTAAAGCTCGTCCGGGCCCTGAGCGTGCATGGCGTAAAGCACTTCGGTTTCTTCAGGCATGAGTATTCCTCGCCCGCCGTTCATCGGCAGGGTGGTAGGTGGAGACGGATGGTTCAACTGCGCCTGGAAGACGTCAGCCGTAAAGACGGGTAAGGTGCAGGTGTTCGCCCGGCCAGCTGTTTCAGAGAAATGCTGAGTGGCCGCAGCTGGTCGGGGTGGACACTTGCTTCAATGCTGCGATGCCGTACTGGTGAAAGTTTGAAGCGGGTATGCAATATTTTTGCGGGTGAGCTAATGTCTAACAGCTCACTCCGTTGGGGCGACGTTGGCACGCAGCTCCCGCTGGTAACTGGCGGGGTGAGCTCTTTTTTCATCGTGGCCCCTTGTAGATGAGCAAGAGCATGTAGAGCGGGGCGGCTATCGGTAGGAGGATCATCAGTAATCCCCCCAGCTCAAGCCCTGAATGTATTCGTTCGGGATAGTCACGGCCTCGACAGGAATCGTGCTTTCAACTTCGAGATTGCCGAAGTACCCAATAGCCGCTTTGGCACGCTCCATCGATAATTGCGCGTGTCGCATCTGCCAGGACTTACGCGCCTTGTAGGAGCGCAGTGCCAGAGCCTTGTCGGTATAGGCGAAGCGCCGGCCCCAGGTGCCACCTTCTTTCAGCACGCGCTTGCGACGCTTCTTCACGGCTTCGGCGGTCCAACTGTATTTCGGGCCGCTGACCAGATCGCAGGTGTGCTTGTCACCGATGTAGAAGTACTGGTCGGTTTCGCCGATCACCTGGTAGGTGATGCAGTGCACCTCAAGACCCCCTGGCCCAATGGTGTCGATATAGCGGTAGTGTTCTGGCCACGCTTTTTTCATTTCTTCAGGCATGACTTCGTCCTTGCCGCTATAGCGGCTGACTTTGGAGAGGGGATTGAATTGGTTCAAACGACTGATCGTTAGCTGCTATCGACGTACTTGTGTGGAGTCCAAAGTGTGGAATTGCTAATGTGAAGTGCTCCCTAGAATCAAGGAACGAGCAAATGGGAATCAGAGTTTCTAGACGCGTTTTACTGATTGGCTCAATTCTTCTACTTAGCGGTCAAGTCGACGCTCGCGGAGGACGAGGGGGACGCAGCTTCGGTCGAGGTGGCCGAGGCGGAAGAGGTGGTAGCTTCGCTGGTTTTCTTTGGATCATGGGCATTGGCGGCGTATTTTTTGGTTGGCTCAGAATCCAATCCAGAAAAGAGGCAAAGCAGCGCGCGCATCTCCTAGCAATCGAAAAGGCAAGGCTCGAAGAAATCGAACGTTCGAAACCACCTAAGGCTGAATGGGAGTCTCTTGGGTTATGCCTGCTTTGTGGCAGCCCCATGGCAGTTCGAGTTGCGAAAGTTGGCAGGCGGAGCGGTACTAAGTTTCTAGGCTGTATGTCGTACCCTCGGTGCGCCGGTACAAAGCGAATTATGCCGGGGAAGTGAGGTCAGGCAGGATGGTCATGGGGCCGCTGAAGTAGATGCGTTTCATGCTGACTCCTTCGGCGTGTAGGTCAGCGTGCCGTCGAGGATTGCCGACTTGATGGCTTCAAACTCCCAAGCGTAATACTGCGAATCGATGTAGACGCGCATCTCGCCGTAGTCGTGCTTTTTCCGGTGGATGAACGCCTCGGCCGCGTCTTTGGTGAAGTGACTGTTGACGACTTCCCACCGCTCCTGCCAACCAGTCACGGTGTAATCGTCTAGTTCCGCAAGGATGTCCCACTGATCGCTCTCGCTTAGATCAGCGAAGTTGCATTCGCTTTGCTCTAGAGCCGAAGCATCCAGAGCAGCCTGCTGGCACTCATAAGCATCCTCATAGAACTTGGCGGGGCTGAACCACATGTCGCCGCCGTCGTGATCGACGATGCAGGCTTGGTCGGGGTTGAAGTCCAAGTCGTAGCCCGTATCGATTCGTCTGGTCTGCACCGTGAAAATGGCCGCGGAGGTGCAATGGTCGCGCACGCCGGCTCCCACGCAGTCATGTTTGAGGCGTTTGACGAAGTCGGTCCAGGTGTCTGGCGTGAGCAGATGACCGGTGGCTAAGCTTGGTAGCGGCTCGGCCGGTTTGTTTTCTGTGGGCATGGGGCGTCCTATGCCGGGGCATGCCCGGGCGGTGGATAGTGAGATTTGAGGGCGGCTTGGAGTACACTCCCGGACTTCAATCAAAGGGAGTTGAACTATGTTTGCGAGAATTATTGTCGGCGTGCTAATAGGCGTTGCCGCGGCGTTTGTTTTTAATGGAAGGCTGTCGATTGATCCCAAGACACTGCAAATCCTTCAAGGGTTTGTAGGCGTGATTGCGATAGGCTTTATCGCTGCATCCTTTATGTTTGGCGCAGTATTTGGGTTGATGGCCGTCGGAGAGATCGCTATTGGCTATTTTGCTTATACAAAGCTGTTTCAAGGTGGCTCCGCTAGATCCTGAAAGCAGCGGGTCAGGCTGCTAAGCGCTGATACAGCTCGATGATGTCGGCGGCGTTGGCGCTGACCAATGCCTCGGCCTCATCCGGGCACACGCTGTTGCCGATCAGCCGGACCTGATCCGTTTTATTGATGTCGCGCCACTCTTCGGCGCCGGTGATCGGGTCGACGAACAACCCGCGATCGATGATGTAGTCCTTGTCGAAGCCTTGGGCTGCCTTCAACTCAGGCGGCTGCAGCATGCGCAGCGTGATATCCACCAGCACATAGCCGCCGACCATGACCAAGTCCGCCGGGTCTCTGAAGTGTTCCGGCAGATGTTCGTGCATGAACGCGGCGCAGCGGCGGGCGCCTTCCAGTTGCTCTGGCGTCAGCGTGTCCGGCACCTGCATCACCTCGACCAGCGCAACCCGGTCCTTCGTCGGCAGGGTGTGCATTGGCTCGGTGAGCGAAATGCCGTCCTTCTCGTTGCCGTAATACTTCACCAGGTAGGCGTTCACCAATCGCTGGTTGGCGCCTGATTGGCAGATAGTCGAGATCGGGTCGTAGGCCGAACGGCCGTCGCCTTTGTAATACCGGCCATTCGCCTGTTCGAAGAATGCTGCGACAACGGCCTGTTCGCCGCGGTTGGCGCCGGTGACCGTGCGAGCCGGCTCGTCCAGTGAGTACCCGCTTCGGTCTCCGTGATGCGTCAGATGGGTGAGATGCCCGGCGACCATCGCAAAATGGCCGCCTTTTACCTGTGCGACCTGCGTTCGCAGCGGTTCCTGCACATCGAAGTTGCGCTGTGATGAGCCGTTGGCGCACTCGGTGAGGAACGGCGCCGCTACCGGCTGCACCAATGCGTGATGCGTGCCGCCAGCGCTGATGGTCGATAGCGCCTCGTCGACGCCGTGGGTGCTGGTGTGCGCTTCCGATGTGCCGCGCATTGGGACAATGAACGGCTTCGCGCTGGTCAGCACGTGCCGCCAGCAACCCTTGGCCACGCGGCGCATGGTTTTCACTGCCATCGGCTTGTCACGGAAGATCGTGCGACCGAGGTTGCTCCAGTCGATGCACTCGGCGGCGGTGCGCCATGGCAATTGCTTTGCGGTCGGAGCTTTGTGGCGCTTAGGTGCTGGCCAAATGATTGGCTTGCCGTCGCTGCGGGCCACCAGGTACAGGCGCTTACGGATGGTCGGGGTGCCAGCGTTGGCCGCGATGCGCTCGCGCCATTCGACGTTGT